AATTAATGGTAATCCTTTTTATTATGGTCGCGCAATCATGAGTTATGTACCAATGCATCGTGTCGATGAAGTATCAGTTTTCAGAGACTCGATCTTGTCAGACTTGGTTGAAGCATCTCAAAGACCACACATTTACATTGACCCGTGTAAGAGTGAAGGAGGGGAGTTGGAATTGCCATATGTTTTTCCAAAACCATTTATGGATGTCCCATCGAGAGATTGGAGAAAAATAGGAAAAATGTTTCTCTCTTCAGTCAATTCGTTAGAGCATGCCAATGGCGGCACAGAACCCGTTACGATTACAATATTTGCATATGCTACAAATGTTGAGTTAAATACTCCTACGTCTCGTGTTCCCGTTGATCTTGCCCCACAAGCAGGAGAATATGGCATTGTTTCATTACCAGCTGCTAGGATAGCATCAGTAGCAAAGAGATTGGCTGACGCACCCATGATAGGAAAATTCATGCGTGCAACAGCAATGATATCGGATACAGTATCGCAAGTAGCAGTAATGTTCGGTTATTCGAGAGCACGTCTCATACCGAACGATTCTTCATTAATACGTCAATTTGGAGAATGTGCTGTTACAGATTTTCCAGATACGTCAGTTAGTTTGGCTGTATCTGCAAAGAAAGAAGTCACAATTGACCCACGAGTAGTTGGGTTAGCCCCCCATGACGAAATGGCCTTAGTGCCTTTGGCAATGCGTGAGTCATACTTAGATACATTTACATGGACTGAGAATGACAACACGGATCAGCATCTGTATTCATTTGATGTTTCTCCAATGTCCGGTAGGAAAGCCGGATTAGAACATCATATGACCCCAATGGCATGGGTGGCTAATCCTTTTACTTATTGGAAAGGGTCAATTGAGATGAGATTACAAGTAGTTTGTTCTGCTTACCATAGAGGACGCTTGCGTGTCGTGTATGATCCTGATTATGTTGCGGATCCGTCTATATACAACGTAAATTACTCTATGTTGATGGATATTTCAGAATCAACAGAAGCAGTTTTTAAGATTGGTTGGGGACAAAATTTCGATTACCTTGAAATCCAGAACTTAACAACAGCGTTAGAAGATCAACCACGTTCAACCTTTGTACAAACCAAAAACCCGTTTGCGAATGGGAGATTGGGCATTTTTGTGGTGAATCCATTGACAAGCCCGAGTGATGAAGTGGCAAGCATTTCGTTAAATGTGTTTGTCCGAGCCTGTGATGATTTTGAGGTTGCTGTTCCCAAATGTGGTTCTATTTCAAAATATGTGGTTCGTAAACGTGAAATAGAGCCTGACCCAGAAGATGGTGACACTGAGTTGTTTACATCTGGTATTGTGTCAACATGGGGTTCTGGCTATTTAATGCAGTCAGGAAACCCACTTAATGTTGGTGTAGTAGCTCAGCCAATCACTATTTTTGAGAGACCTAATTCCATTGGAATTCAGTCATATTCATCAACTAATGACCTTCAGAATTTAACTATTACACTTCGTAATTCCGGTGATCCTTTGGGTATGGACATTTTATTTAAGGGTACAAGATACCCTTTTAACATGTCAGCAAATGAGACCAGGAACTTTGAGGTACCATGGAGCGTAGCAATTGGGTGGAATGTTGCAACCGTAACATTTGACTTTGACCAATTTTCAGATCCCTTTGACGTTATGGGAATGATAGTTGGATATCCCACAGATTTTATTACTAATACGTTGGGAGGGTTGTTACTTCAAGGTTTAGCAGTTGGAAGTACAGCTCTCGTTTCGTATGATTCTCCATTCGAAACAGAGTCATACCTGACAACTTCAGAAGAAGCGTTGGTGATACAATTGCCCCCAGAATTTGCTACAGGCTCAAGAGCTATCGTTTATATGACATCGGATAGCGTAGTAAATGGTCGCAATTTAGATTTAGCTAACACCCTATCACCAACTCCAATCCGGAATTACAAAATAGATGCGATAGTACCATTAAATCGCAGAATCACAATAACAAGACCGTCGTATGTACCGGCACAAGATTGGACACCGCAGTTATTAGCGGTGTCGTTTATTGCCGATCAAGAGTACCAACCTCAATCAGGAGAAGTTGAGGACCGTAACCACGACACAGATACTGCTAATGCGCCAGAAGCAGTTGATGAACCTATTAAGATGGGGCCAGCATCGGATATTGCTGGTTTAAACGAGATATACTTTGGTGAAGTAGTTTCGTCATGGCGCCAGATGTTGAAGAGATTTACGTCATATGGCTCTTATTTTGCGGATAATACGCCGAGTACTTCGAGAGCAAGAATAATATTACCATTGTATCCAGTTGAGCAGGAAGACTTGACTGGGTCTGGTGGTGACTTTACAATATCTACAGAAAATATACTTCCGTACGTACTTAGTGCTTACGTATGTATGCGTGGCTCAACACGGGTAAAGGTGACGCGGGCTCCAACCTCGGCATCAAATGCTACTTTAACAAGAGTACCCGATGATTCATTTTTAGAGACGAGCCAAAATTTTCTCAACCTCACCAAGTGGTGCGCAACGGCTAGGGATACTACAGCTAATAAACCCTATAAAGAATTTGAACTACCCGTTTATACGAATTTGCGCTTCACACAACCCAGAAACTTTGGTCCAGGAATACCAAATGATTTCTTAGTCCGACAGAGATTTGAATTAACTATTGTAGCAAGTAACACAACGATACCTTACGATGTATCCTATGCTGCAGCTGAAGATTTTTCTTTGTCATTCTTCCTATCTACGCCAGTTTTATTGTTGGCATAGGCGCAGCGACGCGCCGCCAGGCCCGAACAGGTCTGTGGTGGTATCCGCTCTTAAATAATTTCGATTATGGTTTTTAGGAGTGGTATACTCCTTAGTTTTTACATGGTCGCAATTTTAAGATGCGGAATCATCAGAATATAAGTCAGCGTTT